GTTGCCTAGCGGCAAACTGCAACACAAGACACAAGAGTTAAGGCCGCAGCATAGCTGCTCATCTATCGCTAGCACTGGGCAACACAAGCACAACCCAGGTACAATAAGGAGGGGGCATAGCCCCTTTTTATAAAATCAAGAGACGCTTCATCCTAAACAACCCCTCAATTTTTCCTAAACAAAAACTAACTACTCTCTACCTAAGAAGTAAATTTGATTACTGCATTTGTAACTACTTCCACCCCAGGTATAATAGGTTCTACCCAGTGGGAGAAATCCAATGTATAAGCCACAACTAGAAAGCCTAGAAAGCACCCTAGAAAGCACCCTAGAAAGTCTGGGAGGTATTACACCAGAAAGCTTAGGAGCATCCACACCTGCATCAGTCGCAACTGGTGTATCGCAGAATGCATCGCAGAATGTATCTGTCAATTCAAAACTGGCTCGTGGCTCCAGCAGCAGCATAGAAGACCGCGCACTCACACTCTTAGGTTCAGGAGTCTCAGCAGAAAGTGTAGCACTAGCTTTAGGTGTAACTCCTGGAAGAATCTCACAGCTAATGGCAGAGGAAGAGTTTGCCTCACAAGTATCTACTCTCCGCTATGAGAACTTGCAGCAGCACAACCGGCGTGATGATCAATATGACACCATTGAAGACAAGTTACTAGATAAGCTGGAAAACTCTTTACCTCTTCTGATCAAACCACAAGATGTAGTGAGAGCTATGACAGCTGTGAATAATGCAAAGCGCCGCGGTCAATCTGCACCAGATCAAGTAGTTAATACTCAGAACATAGTAAATCTAGTATTACCACAAACTATTGCAGATCAGTTCTCAGTGGCAGTAGATATAGATAACAAGGTCACTCGTGCTGGCCAGCAAGAACTACATACGATGCCTTCTTCTAATCTACTAGCTAAAGTAGAGCAAAATAGGGCAGCCCTCGTAGCAGAGTCAGAACGTATTAATGACATAGTGCTTGATGTGGAGGGATCATACGACTAAAGAACCAGTAAAAGATGGGGGAACTTATTATGTGCAGGATACATAGCTCTGCTCAAGGAACACTTAAACTAAAAGATGTTCTGGCAAGAGCAGGAATACCAGTCACAACACCAGCACCCGCAGCAGTAGAATCTACAGGTGTGCAGAAAGAAGTAATATACAGTGTTGCTGAAATTACTGCTGCCAGGAAAGTACTTGAACGTCTCCTGGAGAGCCCTTCTCTTAAGAATCTAGAAGGTGCTAATGGTATGGATTCTACATCAGCTGTACCTATGGAAGCATGAAGCGAGAGCTGCGATGAATGAAGAACTAATCAGACAGTTACAGGAAGGAAAAGATCCAGCTTCTGCTCCAATGGAAGCACTTCCTGTAGCTGCTGAAATTAGGCAGATAGGAGCTTCTACAGAAGAAATCCAGCAAGTTTCTAGGAACAGCCTAGATTTTCTTGCTGCATTAGTGATGCCTATGGTGTTCACTTTCTGCTTCCCACCAGTGTTCCAATCAGTGTGGAAGTGGCTAATAGGTTATGCGACTCAGGATAGAATCTTTCCACAGCTCGCTCTAGGACTCCCTCGCGGGTTCGGAAAGACTACACTGATGAAAATCTTTATTATTTACTGCATTCTTTTCACTAATAAGAAATTTATACTTGTAATTAGTGCAACAGCAAATCTAGCTGAGAACATACTTTCAGATGTAATTGATATGCTGGAAGAACCTAATATTAAAAAGGTGTTTGGTGACTGGAAACTAGGAGTAGAGAAAGACACTCAGGCACTTAAGAAGTTCGGGTTCAGGGGAAGAAACATTACACTTGCAGCAGTTGGTGCTGAAACCTCTCTGCGAGGACTGAATATTAAGAACACTCGACCTGATGTGATGCTATTTGAGGATATACAGTCTAGGGAATGTGCTGAAAGTGAGGTACAATCCACCTCCTTAGAGAACTGGATGGTAGGTACGGCGATGAAAGCTAAGTCGCCTACAGGCTGTATGTTCCTCTTTGTAGCTAACATGTATCCTACTAAGCACTCTATTCTTCGTAAACTTAAGAATAATCCCACTTGGGTTAAGTTTATAGCTGGCGGTATTCTTGCTGATGGTACTTCTCTCTGGGAAGAACTACAGCCAATAGCTCAGTTAACAAGAGAATTCGAGAATGACCTAGCAATGGGTCACCCAGAAATCTTTTACTCTGAAGTCCTTAATGATGAGAATGTATCTGCTAATAATAAGATAGATCTCTCTAAGCTACCTCCTACACCATATGAGGAAGGTGACATATCTACTGGGAACTTTATTATTATCGACCCAGCTACAGATAAAGTAGGAAGTGATTCAGTAGCTATTGGGTACTTTGAGATACATGATACCAGACCAATACTAATGAAACTGAAAGAGGAGCGCTTATCTCCTGGGGACACCATACGTACAGCTCTTGAGTGGGCACTTACACATAACTGTCGCTTAATTGCTGTAGAATCTAATGCATACCAATATTCTCTTCTTTACTGGTTCGACTTCATATGTCAGCAGCTTAGTATCTCCGGTATAGAGTCTGTTCCTATTTACTCCGGTGCTCGTGCTAAGAATGCAAGAATACTTACTATGTTTAAAGCATACAGTGCTGGTGAGTTCTTTGTGCATGATTCTTGTAAGCTAGATGTACATCTGCAAATTACTCAGTTTAATCCAATGAAAAGAGATAATACTGATGGTATTCTTGATCTTCTTACATATGCTCCACGGGTCCAGGATGAATTTGGAGAATATGTAGTATCTCAGAACTTAATTGAGCAGCAAGAGTTTACAGCAATAGAAGTACCAGATTTTAACTCAGCATTCTAGAGCGCAACCACGCTACGAGGAAAACAGAGATGGCAGTTTCAACTCCTGTAATATTACCTAAAAAGTCCCAGGAAGCGTTTATAGAGTATTACCGTTCTGTACAGTCTACTCAGAATGCTACTCGTAATGAACAGCGTAACCACCTGGAGAATGTTGACAGAGCTTACCAGAGAGAGCAAGATAAGACACAAGAACAGCTAGATGCTAAAGCAGCTAATACAGTTGGTGATACTAGAAGGCACCAGAACATTACAGTGCCAGTAGTGATGCCACAAGTAGAATCTGCTGTAGAGTACCAAGCATCAGTCTTTCTTACTGGGCACCCTATATTTGGAGTAGTTGCTGATCCACAGTTTATGGATCAAGCTATGCAGATGGAAACTATTCTAGAGGATCAGTCTATACGTGGTGGTTGGGTGAGAGAACTCTCTCTACACTTTCGTGATGGTTTTAAATACAACTTCGCACCTATAGAAGTAGAGTGGGCTGATGAAGTATCCTATGCGGTAGAAACTGATGTTAATGTGTCTCTTACAGAAGGTGTCCCTAAGGAAGTAATTTGGTCGGGCAACAAGCTCAAAAGACTTGATCCATATAACACTTTTGTAGATCGTACTGTGACTCCTTCAGAAGTATATAAAAAAGGAGAATATGCAGGTTATACAGAGTTCATGTCTCGTATAGAACTGAAAGCGTTTGTTGCTACTCTTCCTGATAAAATCATTGCTAATATAAAGCCTGCATTTGAATCAGGAACTGGAGGTTCTGGTACAGGTGCTCAGAATGCTGGAGCATTGAACTACTATATACCAGACATTAATCCTTCTGTTAATGAGGTTGATAACAAGTTCTCTGGTACTAACTGGCTGCGTTGGGCAGGAATCTCAGACTACAGGAACCAGAATATAGACTACAAAGACTCTTATGAAGTTACTCGCCTATATTGCCGGATTCTTCCTTCTGAGTTTAATCTTAAAGTACCTAAATCTAGCACTCCTCAAATCTATAAACTGATCATTGTGAATCATGAGCATATAATCTATGCTGAGCGCCAAACCAATGCTCACAATTACCTCCCAATCCTTATAGGTATGCCGCAGGAAGATGGACTAGATTACCAGACTAAATCTCTTGGAGAGAACAGTATTCCTTTCCAGCAGGTAGCTACTACATATATGACTTCTATTATAGCTTCCCGCCGTCGTGCAATCTCTGATCGTGTTCTCTATGATCCTTCTCGTATAACATCTGCTGCTATTAACTCTCCAAACCCTTCAGCTAAGATTCCTATTCGCCCCTCTGCTTATGGTAAGAATGTATCTGATTCAGTGTATGCTTTCCCTTATAGAGAGGATCAGCAAGCAGCTAATATGCAGCAGATCTCTACTATTCTAGGGATGGCTAACACTCTTGCTGGACAGAACCAAGTCTCTCAGGGGCAGTTTGTAAAGGGTAATAAGACTGTACATGAGTTTGAATCTACTATGAGAAATGCTAATGGTAGAGACCAGATGGTAGCTATGCTCCTGGAGTCACAAGTCTTTACACCAATGAAACATATACTTAAGATCAATATACTCCAGTTTCAGAGTGGAACTACTATATATAACCGCGAGCGGGCTCAGCAAGTAGAGATAGATCCAGTAGCCCTACGTAAAGCTGTAATGGACTTCACAGTAACTGATGGTCTTATTCCAGCGGATAAAGTTATTAATGGTGAGTCTTTCGGGGTCGCTCTTCAAGTCCTCGGTTCTTCTCCTCAGATTGCTCAGGAATACAATGTAGGACAACTGTTCTCTTACTTCATGAAAACACAAGGAGCTATGATCTCCGCATTTGAGAAGTCTGCTGAACAAGTAGCATATGAGCAGGCAGTAACTCAGTGGCAGCAAGTAGTAGCAATGGCTATAGAGAATGAGCAAGATCCAGCATCTATAGGACCACAGCCGCTACCTGAGCAGTTCGGTTATGTTCCTGCACAGAATGATCCAGGAGCACCTGCACCAGAAGGAGCAGCAGCAGGATCTGCACCAACTGCACCAGCTGCACCAACCGCTGCACCACAGGCAGCATAAAACACATAACCCTAAGGGGAACAGCATGGCACACTTACTGGCGAATGAGTTCACTACCTTCTCTCTAAATGAAGATGAGGAGACACAAGGTTCAGTACTTACAATAGATCAGCAACAAGTTATTCATAATGACTTAGCTATAAGTGCTGCTGAGAAGCTAGCATTAGAACCAGACACTCAAGACTATTCTAAATACTTGCAGCAAGAGGCTTACTTAAGAGGCCAGATTGATGCATACAGATTCCTATTGGAGAGATCACTAGCTCTACAGGAAGTAACCCCCAACGACCTTTAAAACTTTTAAACCTTTTAAACTTTTAAAACCAACATTGAGAGTAAACAATCATGGGTATGTTCGATTTATTTACAGCTAAACCAGATACTCCTCCTGCGGCTCCTGCTGGAGAACCTACACCACCTGGAGCTATTCCACCTCCTACAGTAACTGGGGAGCCGGGTCAGGGAACTGTACCTAACCTTCTTCCTGATTCTCCTGCTGCCGGAACTGTTCCTGATTCCCCACTGGCTCCTTATGAGAAGTTATGGGAAGATGTACCTACTGATCCAAACAACCCCGCTCCACAAGCTACACCACCACTAGAAGCTGGAGATGTTCAAAAGGCAGTAGATAAAGCGAATTTTGCTCCTACTGTAACACCAGAACAGATGCAAGCAATTACTGGTGGTGGTGAAGAAGCACAAGCAGCCTTTATGGGTGCATTGAACGAAGTAGCTAGAAAAGTGATGGTACAGTCTACAATGGTCAATAACAAACTGACTGAGAAGGCTGTACAGGAAGCTTTAGCAAGACAAGCTACAGAACTCCCAGGAATGTTAAGAGAGCAGGCTGTATCTGATCATCTCGCAACTACCAACCCCCTCTTCCAAAACCCAGCAGTCGCTCCTGTAGTAGAAGCTACTAAAGCGCAGTTACTGCAAAAATTCCCCAATGCTACACATGCAGAAATTACTGAAATGACCCAGAACTATATTATAGCTATGGGTGAATCCTTTGCTCCACAGACTGTTGATTCAGCAGAAGCTGGAGAGGATTGGGCTAAGTTTCTGCAAGGTTAACTCTTAACTTTTTAATTTTTTCCTACGGAGAGTCATATGACTACTGGAATTTTTGACACAAGTAACTTTACACAGGATCTAGCGGCGAAGTCGTTTGCCTCTATGATCACTCGTTTAATGCCTAATGGTACAGCTCCTCTCTTTGGTCTTACTTCTATGACCACTGATGAGACAGCAGTACAAGTAGAACATGGCTTCTTCACTAAGACTATGATTTTCCCTGAGATGACTAACGATGGTACAGCACTGGATTCAGATACTACTCTGACAGTACTGTCTACAGTGAATCTGCTCCCAGGTATGATCATGCGTAACGAGCGCACTGGTGAGAACATTGTTATTAATACTGTTCCTGATGCTACATCTGTGACTGTGACTCGTTCTGTAGGTACTGTTGCAGCAGCTGCTGTTAATGATGCAGACTCTTGGTACCAGGTGGGTAACGCATTTGAGGAAGCTAGTGATCGTCCTGATGCGAACAATATTATTCCGGTACGTGTAACTAACCTTACACAGATTTTCCGGAATACCTGGAGCATCTCTGGTTCAGCTAGCGCTACTTCTGTAATTGCAGGAGATAGTACTGATGCTGAGTCTCGTCAGGATTGTGCTGCGCTTCATGCAGCTGACATAGAGAAGATGCTCTTCTTTGGTCAGAAGTCTTCTGGTACTCGGAATGGTAAGCCCTTCCGTACTGCTGCTGGACTTATTGCAATGATCGAAGATCCTAACTTCTATCCTCCTAGCTATGCTGGTGCAGTGAACAGCTTTACTGCTGGTGCAACCACTAACTGGTCTCAGCTGGAAGGGTTCCTTGATCCTGTATTTGACCAGGCTACTGATCCTAAGACTTCCAATGAGCGTGTGCTCTTTGTAGGTGGTAAGGCTAAGGTAGTTCTTAATAATGTCGGTCGCCTCAATGGTGTCTACCAGTTGGTAGATGGCCAGACTAACTGGGGACTTCAGTTCTCCACTCTTACTACTTCTCGTGGTAAGTTCCGTCTGATTGAGCACCCTCTGTTTAATTCCAATGCTGATTGGGCTAAGATGGCAGTAGGTGTAGATCTTCCTACATTCCGTCTGGCTTATCTTCAGGGTCGTAAGACTCAGAACTTGGAGTTTAACACCAATGGTAGCATAGCTTCTGATAATGGTATTGATGCAGTTGGTGGTACTCTTACCACTGAGTGTACTACTGCCATTAAGAACACTCCTGCTAACGTGGTTATTCGTAACCTTACAGCAGCAGCAGAAGGCTAAGCACCAGGTACCAGTGTCCCCTGAGAGTCTTATACTCGCCAGTTGCGGCTCTCATTTGCTACCTCCTCCTCCCTAATGCGGTGGAGGTAGCTTTTTTCACAACTCAACAACCCACACAAGGTAACAACCAATGGCTATTGACTTAGAGAACCTTAAAGCAAACTTATCAACTGCTACCTCAGAACATACAGTAGAACCCCCACCAGTAGAACCAGAACCCACAGCTCCAGCTCCATCTGCACCTGCAACCTCTGGTGCACAGAAGTATCAACACTATAAGTCTGCTCGTGTATCAACTCGACTTATAACTACAGAAGGTAAACTTATTACCTTTACCAACTATCAATTCATTACTTGTGATCAAGACTGTATTGCTTACTTAGATACAGAGATTGATGCAGGTATTAAGTATATTACCAAAGGAGAACTTCTTACTCATGAAGAAGCTGATCCTATGGTTGCACTGCGAAGGAAGATTATTGCGGAGCATGAAGCAGCTAAGAAACTGGCAGCCGGTCCAGGAGCCTACGACACTCCTATGGGAAATACTAAAGATACTCCCAATATGAATGTACTTACTTCTGAAGAAGTAGCTAACTAAAGAGAAAGAGTGGAGGAGTACGAGTATGGCACTTGAGAAGCAAGACATATATTCTGAATCAGGTAGGATGAATCCAGCAGGTCATGCAGTAGCTGTAACACCTGCTGATGTGGATTTTTCTTGGGGCTATACTCGTGCTATCTATATAGGTGGTACTGGTGATCTGAAAGTTAAGATGGCAGCTAGTGGACAGATTGTCACATATGTAAATGTACAAGGTGGAATGTATTATCCTATAAGAGCAGTGCAGATAATGTCAGGTACTAATGCTACTGATATTATAGCAATGTACTAGAGAACACGAGAG